GCAGGTGGTTAGGGCGATTGCTACAGCTTGCTTGACTGCGGCTTTCTTATTAGCTGGTTTAGAGGTGCCAATGCGACCTGACTTCTGGTAGTCATCGACTAGCGTCTGGATGTTGGCGCTGATGGCTTGTTGGGACTTGCCCTTCTTGAGTGGCATGACGGTTCCTCTAATTGAGAAGCAAGCACTCGGCCTGCCTCCGACGTACAAGACCCGGCAACACTCGGCCACCACCCTTGGTCCACTTCATGAGTTCTTCTTGGGCGCCTTCCCAATCCTGCTCATCAATGCGGCGACGCAGTGTGCTGGAACGGTAACGAGGGACACCCAGATTGTAGGCGAAGTCAGTGATGGCACCGAGTACCTTGGGGTTGGCGGCTAGATGAGGAGAGGCACGCAGCACACCAGCCATGTAAGTAGAGACTAGTTCTCCAACTAGCCATTCTTCGGCGGTCTCTTTGGTGATGGGCTTATCGTCCATTGTGACCTTAGTGCCGTCTGGTTTGTTGACTGTGCCGTAGCCAATGGTCGGGTAGCCTGCTGGACAGATGTAAGGCGTGAGCCGCAAACCTTCGAAGGTCCGACACAACTGGGCAGCTACTTCGGTGGCTTCAGCGATTGCGCTCATAGACACGACCCACAAACCAGAAGCTGATGACCATGTTGAAGACGGCTAGGTCCTCGGAGTTCCACATGTTGACCAGCACATCTTTCCAGTCACCGCCCTGCTGAATAGCAATCATGTAGGCAGCGACTTTGACGGCAGCATATAGACCCAAGAAAGCATAGGTGACAGTAGGCCGGACCAGTGCAGAGAACGCAGCCACAAACTTACCAGCAGCCTTGGAGGTGGACGACTGTTCCTTAAAGGCTTCAGCCATCGTATCCATTTCGGCCATGGTCATAGTGGCTTCGGTCTGACGCATAGCTATTTCGCCACGGACCCGAGCAAATTCCATCTCAGCATTGAGCATAGCCAATTCATGACGGCGCTCGTTGCCCTTATCGAACATCTTGAAGACTTCTGGTGCAAGCCGGAGAACGCCCCCGAATACACCGCCAAGTAAAGTCTCAATCACTCTAGCTCTCCAATACGAAAGTCAAATTCTGGTGGCGCGGATAAGTCACGGTGCGTTCACCCTCTGGGCACTTGTAGGTGATGGTGGCCAACAGGGTAGCTCGACCGGGCGCAATGGTTTCTTTGTCAGCAATATCAAGTAGATAGGTGAACGTGTCGATCTCGGGTCCGGCTGGTCCAGTGAAGCGTGTCATGCTGGGAGTGGCTTCGTGTATGACGCTGGCACTATCGCGGATCGTAACCTTGAAGTCCTGGACGGAACAGTCATCGCGCTTCTTGATGCGGGCTACAGTCACAGCCACCGGACTACCGATCTTGGTATCTGCAATGCGGAAATGCTCGGGCGCCCAGACCACAATGTCGTTAGTGAAGAAGCCAAATTTTTCACCTGCCGTGTAGCCACCCACCGCCAAAGCAAATGCAGCCGTAAAGAACTGGACAACTGGCGTAAGCTTGGGCAGCTCCATGGCACGGCCTTAACAGTTCCAGGCTCGGAGGCTTTTATTGATGCGGGAGTTCGGATCGTTGGCCGTCTTAGCGGAAGTAAGCTTCTTCTTCATCCCTTTCATTCGGGCACAGAAGGAGTCGCGCCTAGGTCCACCCTCTGGTTGAGGAGGCTTGAGGCCGGGCTTGCCGGGGTTCGCACGATTGTATGATGCACGGCCTTTAGCGTTGAGGCCACCCTTGGGGTCTTTGCCTTCGGCGCGTTGCCATGCTGGTGTCTTGGCCATACCTCCATTATACTACAATCATTGCAATCTTTCAAGACTGATGGACTCGACATCGAACTCACCGGGCGCATAGAAATGCAGCAGATGGACGCCATTCCACCACAGTTTCTTGGCAGCTTTGGCATAGGCGAACTCACCGTTGGGGTCCACGAAGCAGCCTGCTACTAGGGCATGGAGCTTGGAGCCGTCGGCCTTGGTGCGGGTAGCTGTCGACAGCAGGTGGGAGTGGCCGCAAACACAGGAGGAATGCTGGGACTTGAGCAGGTTGTTGGCATGGTGCTCACCGCCTTGGGGCCGACCCATTACACCGCTGACGAAGTAGTGCTGGAAGATGGCGCCATAAAGATTGACGGGTTGCAAGAACTTGTGGAAATTTATTTTGACGGTGGAACGATAGGTCTTGACGAGTTGCTGAACTGTCTTGGGAAAGCCCGATGTCAGGAGGCGATTGTCGGAGGCCATCCATTTGTTGTAACGATCTTCATGGTTGCCCTCAATAAAGTCTATGTTGGTGGTCCCGCATGCGTAAGCAATCGAAACGATTTTGTCGAGGGCGTAGAAGCCAGCTTCAATGTCCTTTTCGAGGGAGCGTTGGTACCAGTGCGGGGAGTTCATGTCGTGGGTGCAAAGCGACTCGAAGTCCCACAGATCACCAATGTGAACTACCTTGTCGAGCCTAGTATCGCGCCCATTGAGGAGAGCCAGCAAACGGTCAAAGCGATCCAGTGAATCACCCGGCATAGCATGGGTATCAGGGATCAGTAGGACAGTGCGGGGTTGGAACTTAGTCGCCATTGGCCAGGGCCTTCGTGTTGTCTGAAATGAACTCGTTGGTGTAGCCTGAGAGGGGGCGGTCGTCCTGTAACCAAGGTCCACTGTCTGCGTCCAAAAGAATGCAGAGGTTAGCAGCGGCGTGAGCTAGGTGGGGGAGGCCCGTCTCGGGATCATTGTTCTGTCCGTCCCACCAAGCCATAAGATGTCGCATCGCTGCATCGTAGTAGGTGGAGGAGGAGACCGGGTCCTTGCGCCAATTCATAGGGCCATACTTGTCAGCGCCTACCGACATCACCTGACCAATAGCGAGGAGGGCGAGAGGCGGCACCTTACTTAGAGATGGCTTGGCCAAACCGTATTGGGTCTTAGGGTTAGCGTCCATCACAGTCCCCAGATGAATGCAAGGACGGAGACCAGTACACTGATAGCCGAGATGGACATGGCTGCTGCGCCTACATAGTCGATCCAACTGAACTCGCGGTCACGGTGGTCTACGTACTGGGCAGCGACTACGGCAATGACGGCAGCCAGGATAGCAACGGTAGCAGCGGTTTGGGTGATGAGCATGTTAGACTCCTGTTGAGCCAAGACCAGAGGCCCCGCGTTCTGTGGTTGAAAGGGAGGTATCTTCTACAACCGCAAGTTGAGGCAGGGGAAGGATCATGAGCTGGGCAATTCGCATACCCGGTTCGATCATGAAGATGTCTTCGGATGGCCACTGCGGGGAGAAGGGATGGCGGGCCAGGATAACTTTGATTTCGCCACGGTAGTCTTCGTCGATTACGCCCGGTGCATTCAGAACTTGGAGACCGTGCTTATGGGCTAGACCTGAACGGGAACAGACGAGACCTACGTGGCCAGGAGGCAGTTCGATGGCGATGCCTGTACTGATTGTGCGGCGGGTCCTCATGTCATCAACCCATGCACGTTCATCAGCGTAGAGATCGAAGCAAGCAGCCCCGGCAGTAGCACGAGTAGGAAGGATTGCTGTGCTTGTAAGCCGTTTGAACTTTAAAGTCCTATCCATTGGCATTCCTTGTATTTGGTAGGAGGAATTTCTTCGAGCTTGTATATACTAAGTGGTTTCTTATGGGAAGAACTTTTTGCATTTTTGTAGACTTGTAGATAAGAAAGTGTAGCGTCTGGGTAGATGGCTTGGACGATGGGACCATAGAACTCTAGGAGTTTCTTGCGGGCTGGCCTCATCCACGATAGCTTGACCTCGACGATGCAGATGTGATTGTCGCTGAGCCAGATCAGAGCATCAGGTTGACATACACCAGATCGCCGAGGAGTTTTGAAGTGCAGCCAGGGCGACGACTCTACCTTGGTATAGAGAAAGGCTAATCGTTTCTGGACTGCTCGTTCAAAAGAGATGCCCGCCTGTTGAGCCTTAGTGCGTTTTTGTTTGGGGAACTGTGGTACGTAGTCTGCATAACGAGCTACAACAGGCGAGCCTAATTTCATACGGATTCGTTGTTCAGCTTCTTGAAGAAGGAGTTTTCAAGGACCTTGATAGCGAGGGCAAAGTCAGCCGCATTGATAGGGGAACAGAACAGTTGGCCGTACTCTTGGTCGGGGACTTCGGGGTCAGTGGCTGCAATGTAGCAGACGAAGTTCTTGATCTGGAGTTTGTTGTCCAGCATGAACTGCATCATGTTCGTCATCGTCTGAATCACCGAGGTCTGTTCTTGCGATATGCCATCCAGTGATTCAGCGACTGCGGATTTGGCAGGCTCATTGGAAGCTACGATCTTGAAGGGAACTACATTTTCATTCGACACAGTAACCGCTCCTTGCGTTGTTGGTATGTTGGATGATGTTCGTTCGGATCACGTAGATGGTCGTGCCGTTCGAGGGGTCTATCGCCTTCTCAAGCCATACGCGAACTATGCACCCACGCTTCCGCCACCAGTTCTTGATGTCAGCCATGAGCTTATAGTTCGCTGCTCGATCAGATAGATAGTCATGTCTTGCCATGGGGCCTCCACTTTTTAAGGCCGTCAGGGTTCTTGTCGCTGGCCTTTCCCCAATTATATCCGACCTCCACATCGAATGGAATAATTATTTCGCGGGAGATACCCTTGATGTCGGTTACAGGGAAAGGAAAGCGAAGACATTCAAGAACTTGGGGAAGCAGTTCCTCGGCCTTGTCGATACGGACTTGACCTAGAACCGCGTCATGCAGGTTGAGTAGGATTTGCACATCGTTCTTACCTTCGAAGCGTTCCCACAGATTGTAGATGCCCACGTTCATGAGGACACCGACGCAATGCTGGGGCACAAAGGCAATGGCTTCACGCAGGGTAGAGTCATCCCACCTACGATTCCAAAACGTGCGCCGCATTCCAAAGGGAGTGACTAGGTAGCCCTTGGTCTGGAGTTGTTTGGCTACCCATGCGTGCCAGTCACTGATGCCGGGGAAGCGCCTAAAGTACATGGCCTGGAAGGCAGTTGCTACCTCGGTCTCGACCTTCATCTGCTGGGCTAGAGTGTAGGGCTTTCCATAGTAGTTACTGCCGTGGGCACCCCTCTTCGTGATATCACGATATGAGTAACCACGGTAGTATTCACGTTCAGCAAGCTCCCTCTCTGGCGGGAAACCAAACACCATGGAAGCAACCATTGTGTGGGAGTCTCCACCTTCTACAGCAGCAATGTAGTTTTCATCGCCGGATAGGTAGGCCACAATTCTAGCTTCAGCACCCTGTTGGTCGGAGTAGAATAGGACGTAGCCAGGGTCGCTAACAAAACAAGTCCGCGCTTCCTTTGGTATATTCTGTAGATTGGACCCGATTCGGAAAGGGTGCTCACTACTAGAAAGTCTGAACGTCTCGGTTCCCGCAATGTTAAAGGAAGCATGGAAACGATTCGCTGGAGAAAGCTTCTTAGAGAGGAACTCGATTTGTTTTTCGAGATCGCGGATTCGAAGGATGTGGTTGGCGAAGAAGCTGCCTCGGATGTAGTCACGGGTTATCCTTTCAAGGACCTCGCGGTCGGTTGCTACTTTGGTTTCACCCTTCTTGGATTTGGTTTGCTCGGGGATGGCCAGCAGCGAATAGAACAGGAAGGTAAGCTGGGGCGTGGAGTTGTGGTTGAAGGAGGTACCCCACACTGTTTCGCATACGTAGTCGAGGTTGGCCTGGACTTTGGCTGCCCGTTCTTGCAATGCTGCTACTAGGATGTCACGCCGTGCAGTATCGATCTGGACACCCCGCCTCATCATGGTGAGGATAGGACCAAGCATCTGTTCGCTGTAGGTGTAGCCCGGCTTTGCCCAGTCAGGAAGCAGACCCCCATCAAAGACTTCCTTGAGGGCCATCGTCTGCATCGTGTCGAGGGAGTTGTAGATGATCTCCTGATTCTCAGGAGTCGGTGTCAGGTCCGTTATCGTTTTCAATGGTATCTCCTCTGAGGAATGAGTTACGCATACGAGCCAGTATGTGCAATGTCAAGGGAGGACCATCGTAGTTGCGGGCAAATTTGCGGACACGGAATGGGTCAAGGTCGGCAGCCAGACACACCTCGTCGAAGTTCTGGGCAGTGGTGCCAAACTCTGCGGTGAGCCATGCTTGTGCTTGACGTTTGTGAACTGAGGCGGCTGGGGTTTTAGGCACAGAAGTAGCGTCGATAAGCGCTTGTACAATTACTGAAGCCCACAGCCGCCTTATGCTAGAGTCATCATCATTCATACTGTAGGAACTTGTAGATAACTACCGACGCTTTAGTCAATTGAACCCGCCTTGTTAAAGTCTTTCTTGGCCTTGGTTCGAAGGTGCTTCCATGCTCGGGTCGGTAGGTGGAGAGAGGCTAGGAATCCCAGCGACTTTTCCCACTCCGGTTGCCAAGCATGATGCCGAAGCATCGTATCGAATATGTGGCCTTTAGGACGAATATCATAGGCGTCGAGGTATGTCAAGTCATAAGTCGCATTGTGGAATCCCCATGCCAAATCTTTCCTATCGGCTAGGAATTTGATCCACAACCAGATGTCGAGTTCGTCCTGCTCTGACCAGATGTGATTGAAGGCACGGTCTTCCAGTTGAACGTAGAGGCAGCGGTCAGAGGTGGGTGCAATGGAGAACTCTGTAATGCGGCCACCCTTGTTGGTCTCTACGTCAAAGACGATCTCGCTGCCGATGTGCTGAGTGGAGAATGCGTACAGATCGGCAACTGTTTCTGGAATGTAAATGGTTCGCGGCTTGTCGACAAAACGGTGTTGGACTTTACGCATGGAGGAGACTACGATTGGACGTTCATTCCAAGCCAGCCGTGCATAGATGGAAGGTGAGTAGGTGGGCACGACCTGGAGACCGGGAACAAAGGGGCTGTCGATGTGAGTGCCGCGATAGGTGTCCAGTTTGGTTTCGCCTGTCAGACAGAACATAGCATGGGGTCCCATGGTCAACGCCATGTCAAAGCCTTCGAGGTCCTTGATTAGTTTGGCACGATCAGCTTGGGCCAGCAGTGTCAGATCACCACCTACCTTGTAGTCACGGAAAAGCGTTGGCCACTTCTGGGTGTAGGCTCGGTAGGCTATGGACAGGCGATCTACTTTGAGGTTGGCGAGCTTCATCAGTTCGAGAGTTACATTCCACTCCCACTCCGACATGAAGTTGCCGGGCATACGATCAGCCGAGGGCCAATCAACTACGAGTGCTATCTTCAAGGGGAAGCTCCAACTGTACGGGCGGATACTTGTGAACTACGGGAACATCTTTCCAGTGGCCGTTCTCGTCTTTGACTTGAAGGGCGTAGGTTGTGGCACGTAGTTCGCCGACAATATCTATTGTGTAGTTCTGAACTACTCGAAGGGTTGGGACATGGGCGCGGCACATTAGACTGGCTTCTCCGTTTCATGGTGGGCAAGGTCGAGAGGTTGGGCGCCATAGTATTCTAGCAGTTCGTTGACGGCACCCAGAATCCTTAGATCGTCGCCAATGTTTTGCCAGTTATGGGGACCACCACCTTCGGCCAGACGTTTGTGAGCCAGCCGAATATCCCAGATAGCAGTGTCTCCTATGTTGCGGAGCATAGCTACCATGAATTTTTCTGCCATGTCAGCATCAATCGAGATTGAAACCTCTTTCACATTAGCGTTCCTTGTAGAAGATGTGGTTGTCGATGCGGGTAGTCCGCTTGAGGTGGCGCCATCCTACTACGGAAGTGTCATGGAAGTAAAGCGAACGGTTGGTCAGGTCTGGAAAATTGTTGAGTGCCATGGTCGCCGACTCTTTAGCTGTTAGCCATTCCTCTACGTTGCTGGGTGGTAGGGTGCGTTGAGTTGTGCAGGCCCATGAGAACTGGCAGGTGCGACCATTCTTCTGGTAGACTACTTCGCAGATGTCAGCAGGGAACCGTTTGTCATTGGCCCTGTTGAGGATTACTTGGGCGACGGCGATCTGACCTGCACGGGATTGGCCACGAGCTTCCCAATAGACGGCACGGGTTATGCAGTTCAGGTAGCGGTCGCGGTTGTCAGTGCCTTCCCAATCTACTTCAATGGGGCTGGGCGGGACTGCGATAGCGGGCAGAGGTTGCATCCACACTAGCGCCACCAGCAATAGGACTGGCCAGTAGATCAGGATGTCACGGCCTAGACGTAGCTTCATGGCTGCCTCCTGTTACGGTAGCACGAGCCTTAGATATACACTGGCCATAGCTTTTGCATTGTCCATCGCAGTCACATTTGATAAGCGCGGCCACTGCTATGCTTTGCATTTTTTGAGCTTCGATTCCCGGACGGAGGCAGGTAACCAAACAGATGTTTGCTATTGCGTACAATGCCATTTCTAGTTTCGCAATGCGGGCAGCTTGTGTAGCCATTACACCTAACCGTTCGTTTAGTGTGTCTTCGATGTGACGTTCGAAGTCAGTCATTGGATTCTCCTTTGGGTTTGTGGCAGGAGGGTTGGCTGGTGAAGACTGCGATGGGAGCGCCGGGTTTGCCCCACCATTTGGCGGCTGCGTCGTGGATGGCAGGAGTGAGGGCACGAGGGCAAGTGGCGGCGTCAGCGCAATCAGCATGGAACGGACAGAACGTCATGTCGCGGAAGTGTATCATTGGTTGGTTCCTTGAGTTTGGCCAGGGCTTCTTCGGCATCGGCCTTGGTTGGGAAGGGGAACATGTGGAAGGCACCTACGTTGACGAGGTACCACCAGCCGCTGATGTTCTTAATCACTGTCGAGGACCTCCTTGAGATAGGTATAGAGATACATTTCTTGGTTGGGTTCTGGCACACCATAGTCACCGTCATTTACGTCGATGCGGTTTTCGAAATAGCGAAGCGCAAGCTCCATTACCTCGGTCATCTTTTCAACTCTGGCTTCGGCTGTGGAGAGGCGTTTGCGGAGGGCGTCGTAGGTTACTTCGGACATGGGTTCTCCTGCATTGGCAAGGGCTTCGTTAGCGCGTTGACGGACTTCGTGGGAAGGCACAGTGTCGGTAGCTTGAGCGTCGATTATCATGGCTCTTCCCATTCTATTTTGATGGTGGTGATTTTAAATATGGAAGAACCTTCAGCGTCTTCCTTAGTCTTATAAATAGTTTCCCCTGTGCGATTGTCACGATAAATATTGATCCAACCTTCGCGCTTGACTTTGCGGTTGCGGATTTTTGGCGATCCCAATGCGGCTTCGCCGTTCTGACGATACCATGCATTCGAGCTAAAACTCTGGTATTCAATTTGAATAGCTACCAGGGTTTCACCGCAAGACCTGTGGTCAGTGGAAAGCACCCGTGCAGGGTAGCCCGATAGAGTTTCGATGGGCTTGGTCCAGTCGATGGTCATAGTGTCCCCCATTGTTGGGCCATGGCGTTGGCGATTCCTTGGTAGGTAGCACTGCGTAACTTCCAGCGGTCAGGTGAAGGAGACAGTTTGTTTTGACCTGATGCTGTTTGGTTAGCGCGGCGCATAGATTTACCGCCAGGTAATACATCAGTGGGTTGCAGGGGCGGTAAGTTCTTGAGCCATAAGCAAGTAGCCTTACTAGCATCATGCCCGAATTGCCACGGCTGGATGATCTGATCGGGCTTGCGGATGCGGGAACTGATAATGCTGATAGGATTCTCAAGAGCGATGCGTGGAATGGGGGCATCAAGTAGTAGCCGCACGAAATCAAGAGCTTCCGCCTGTTCAGTCTGCTTATCCTTGAACCAACGGGCGCCGGACACAGCGAGGTGCGTACAAGGTGGATGAGCAATCATCAGGTCCCAGCCTTGGCCTAGTATGGTTTGGACGGGGCTTTGATAGTGGGGGCCAGGTTTGTCAGTAGGCAGCAGATCACATGACCATGCGTCGTGACCTTGAACAATGAAGGCGTCGCGCACTGTGCCGGAATATTCACAGGCAACAAGGACTTTCATGCGTGTTCTCCTTGAAAAGAAAAAGGGAGCAAGCCTAAGCCTACTCCCTAGTTGTTACGGAATGGAGGGTCGAAGGTTATGCAGCCCTGTTAGCCATATACCATTCGACAGAATTGTAACCACGGATTTCAGGGAACGGACCCTTGATAGAACCATCAGGCTCAGTGGTTGTCTTGTGGATGATGTCGAGGACGACTTCGCTGCTAGGCAGAATCTCCATAGCTTCGGTGAAGGTCTTGCCCTTGACGTCCTTGTTGATACGCATGAGGTTCTGGCGCGTAATGTCAACGGACTTGTCAGTCACCCAGAGGGCGCCGCTAACAGGACGAACACGAGACATAACTACATCACCCATGTCCAGGCTGTGCAGCGGTTCGATAAGGGTGAACTCCATGCGAATGCCGGGACCCTTGCTACCTTCGATACGCTTCACGCTACGAACACGAGCGAGATATGGACCCTCTGGGGGAAGGCGACGAGAAGGCTCGTCAGAGGAACCACCGATTACTTGATCGAAAAGATTGTCAGCCATTAGCTGTTTCTCCATATGGGTTGTCGTAAAGACAGGGCAGCTTATACATCCAGGCTACCACCCTGTCAAGCATTGCCTGGAAATTATTTTGCAGAGGACTTATTGCGAAGCGACTCAAGGAACTCCATCACTTCACGTTTCTTCCGCGCAACAGCAACAGCGTGAGCGTCACGATCTACCACGCCGAGTTGTAATTGTAAGCGCCCAATCCGCCCATCCTTTGGACGTTCTATATATCCAGTAGTGGTTTGGGCTTTGCATGTTTGCATGAGTCATGCTCCTTTGGTGAGGCGGTTGAGCATCGAGGCGAGGTCGTAGGGTTCGACTGCCTTGATGAGGGTGGGAGCAGAGGTGCGAAGCGAAGCCTTGTCAGTGGCAGCAGTCTTGAAAGAGCGGTTGCCAGCACGGTCCACTTCGAGGTGCCAGATATCAGAGAAGTAAGTCTGCATTTTCTTTGAGAACTTTTCTCCGATGCCGACAGGGATGTCACGGGACTTGCCAATGATCCTACCTTGATCGTCCTTCTCCCCAGTCTGCATGAGGTGGGTAAGCAGGATGACAGAGGCACCCATGTTCACACTGGTCAGGCGGTCAAGGACGTCCCCATAGTAGGCGCCTGCGATCTGGTAGTGTGAACGGTTGTCCGACTTAGCAGTGCGATCAGCGGGAGCAGCAGCCAGAAGCATGTCGCCAAGGAAGGTGCCGCTATCAATGACCACTACATCCTTAGGTGTCCATGAAGTGCAGGGTCCCAGGTCTTCGGTATCTGTCTTCCAGTGGAGGATGTTGCGAGCAAAACGCTTGGCCTCGGCATAGATGCTAGCAGGGGAAGCGGGAGCCGTGTCGAACAGGGACAAAGCCGATTGCTTAGCTGCGGTGTAAGTGTTGATGTAGACAGGGGCATGGCCCGGCTTGAGGTAGTCGTCGATGATCCGGCTGTTCTGGTCGAAGTCATGGATGAGCAAGCGGTAACCAGCATTGGCCAGTTGTGCGAGTGCTCCGGTCTTACCAGAAGCAGGTTCACCACAGATGAGAATGCGCGGCGGCATCTTCACGGATTCAAAGTTAGGCATCGAATAGATTCTCCACGGTTGGTTCAATTGAATTGTTGCGGGGGTCTGTTGCCCATTGTGAGCAGAAGGAAGCAACCTTGCACCATCTGACACAGCGAGTAGCTATGCCCGGTCTGAACTCCACTGTCAAGTCTTTGGAGGTGCTGGCAAACTCTTCTGCCTCTGACTGACTTTCGAAAAGACGCACAGCTTTGACGCGCCCCCTCTTCATGACTGCCCACAAAGGGTCCTTCGCCCAGATGTCTTCGTCAGTGCATGGCCTAGGAATTTCTTCCTGATGTAGACGGATGCGACCTTCGATGAAGGCGAGGGTTTGTTCGTCAGTCCAGATAGGAACGTCTATCATGAACAAGGCAGAGGTCGGATAGTAAGGATCGTTCTTTGCCTTGATTTCATCGTAGTCCCAGACGGCTACAAAGATGCTGACCTTGTTGATGGTTAGACCCTTCTCCTTCTTTAGCATGTAGCGGTAGATGTTGGTCTGCTGTTCCCATTCACGAGGCAGCTTGTTGTTCTTTACCTTGTAGGCTTTGCAGGATTTGACATCGATCAATTCGCCTTCGCCCAGTAGAACTAGATCGAACTGACCCTTGATCTTCCAGCCCAGGCACTCAGTGTAAACGCTCTTCTCGGACAGGGTGTTGTAGTCATGAAGAACTGCAAGCTCGATAAGATAGTGAAGGGATCGACCACGAAGGGATGCAATCCTATCGCTGATGTCTTCCACTAGTTCATCGTCATGCTTAATGAGAAGGTGCCGCATCTGAGGGGGAGACAGCATCTCTGTCACTGATATGTCAGCGTCGCCCTTAGAGTAGGGGTCTTCGGACAGTATCTTGACTGCTAGGTCTGGCAGGTTCTGGTTGTTTGTGTATTTCATATCGCGGTATCCATGCTAGCCGGGGCCGTAGCTTTCTTCTTACGGGTGGCAGCATTGGCCTTCTTGATCTTAGCTGTAGCTTCGGCAAGGGCTGCTTCATCTTCGCGTGCTTTGCGGTGACGAGCATTTATCTTGCGGAGTTCCTCGATCAAGACATCCAAGTCTTCACGGGTATATTCTTCGGGGTCTTTGGCAAAGACTTGAGCGGGTGTCAGTTTGCCAAGAGGAGAACCAATAGGCTCACCAGAATCATCATGTGTATTAGGCGCATCTGTGTCGGACATTCTATATCTCCATGAGGGTAAAGAAGGGAGAGCATAAACCCTCCCCACTCGATTGGCAATTAGGCTTGCCACGGACCATCCTTATCCTCGTCCCAGATGTCACCCCAGAAGTAGGAATTTTCTTCCGAGTTGTAGGTAGGCTGGATGGAGGAGGCGAAGTGCTGGTCCTTGAAGACGTCGGTTGCACCCACAATCTCGAAGGCTACAGTATACTTGCAGGTTCGCAGCTTTTGATTGTTGTAATCGGAAGGAACCGAGACGACGTCGGCAGGGTTGATCTTAACTGCGACCAGCTTGTCACCACTGCACATGAAGTTCTTAGCGTATTCATAGGCAGCAGCGTGGAAGCCGTAGCTACAGGTCCGGTCACGGTTGTCGTCTACGTCACGGCGCTGCATTTCCTGAGTGACACCAGGGCTATTGTCGAACTTGCCGGAGTGCTTGTCGCGGAAGTCCTTAGTCACCGCCTTGTAAGCGAGGAAGCATCCATCCTCAGTGATAGGAAGATCAGCCGCTTCGAGGAACAGATAGAGTTCATTGCGGCTTGTCATGGAGGGGTTAGCCATGAGGTTGTCGACGAACTTACAGTAGTGTTCGATAGGTAAGCCCGCGTTGAAGAAGCCTGTCAGCTTGTCGGCAAGGTAGCCAGTGAGGGTAGCGCCCCGATAGAGGACACCATTCTCAGAGACTTGCACATTGCCTGGCTGAGAATAGGAAAACAATCCTACTCCTAGATAAGAAAAAACCCCTAGGCCTTTCGACCTAAGGGCTAAGTGACTGATTTTATTGTGTTTTTCAGGTCCCGGTTTTGCGCTTCCTAGTGATGGTGGTTCCTACTGGGGCTTCACTAGGCTTAGATTGTGCCATTTGAGAGCGGATAAATGCCATTAGTTCCTGATTTTCTGCTTTTATAGCTTCGAGCTGCGCCATCAATTCCTTGTTAGCCGCCCCATTATCTATAGGCTTTTCCACGGGCTTTGCAGCCTTCACAAATCCGGCGCCCATACCTAGCCCCTTCAATTTAGCCCGGCACGACCACCCCAACCCTTCCGCCGGAACATGGTATCCATTGGCCTTTGCAATCTCCACCATAATCGTTGCAACAAAAGGCTCTATATTAAAATTTACCCATGTCACGGGCTTGCCTTTCTTGTCGACCCCCGGGCTTTCCTTCATTTCAACGGCCGTAAAATCAAAAGAGAGGGTTTTAGACATGGCGCGGTTTCCTTTGCTTGCGCCTCGGATAGGGTCCGGTCCCGCCTTAGCGCTCACCGCCTTGGCCCCCCTATAATCCTGGGATCGATCCGCGCTGTCAATCCCCCCTAACCCATTGAAATCATTGGATGTTACAAAAAGTTACAAATATCTTCTAGCCTAGTCTCAGCCCAACTATTCCCGACTAATTCACTCGGGTATTCACTCTCTCCATTAGCTCTTCCTAATATTCCAGGCCTCCCTAATTAAGACCTAGTTAAGACCTAGTAAAGACAGAAGCCATGACAGAAGCAGAATCGGACAGAAGCAGAATCTCACCGTTTCGCTCACAGAACAGAACAGAACCTAACCTATTGATTTAACGACAGAATCCTAGAGGTGAGAGAGGTGAGCGTAAAATCCACCCCCTTTTATATACTATATACTTCCTAATTTTAGAAAAGGTTCCCTCACCATTCTCACTCACTCACCGCGATTAGCTAAGCCTTTGATTTCATTGGATTTTCAACTTCCCCTGGGTGAGTTTCTATATACTTAGCAAAAGTAAACTATATACATACTTCTGGAATGGCGGAAAGGAAGCCTCATTTTAAAACACTTCTACTAGGAAGTCAATCCCTATTAGAGACAGAACCAAGCGTGCCGTCTTGCAACAATTATCGATCCGCAAATTCACATCCCACATCAACATCGACCCCCAACCCGTTGAAATCGTTGGCGAAAAATTTTTGCTTGACATGCCGATCGATCCGGTCTATGGTTCCCGACGTCGCCCCGATCTCCCTGGTCGTTAAGGCGCCTATAAGATTATCTTTGCGGTGGACCCATCATTAAAATGCTCTGGGTGTAAGTGTAGCTTAGCAGCCGTCGAGACATCTTGGCAACAGCCCAACAAAAGAGCGAATTTAGCCACCACTACCTATTACCTAGAGCAGCCGTGCAATCTCGCCTGACTGTTCTAGTTAGCAGGAGTGCTAATCCCTATGCTAGTGGAACTGGCAATCAAAGATACCTATGGCGCCACACTTACTATTCGCCATGATTCAGACAACTCCCTCTACCTTCTAATCGATGAAGATAGTGCTAGTGCTGGAATCTCTTTGAATGTCCCTCAGTTTAGGTCGATCTTGCCTATTCTGATAGACATTTATTCCGAAATGGTAGCCTATGCACAAGCTCCCTCTCCCTCTGAATCTTCTAAGGAGTCTGCCCAATGACCTTCCATGAAGCCTGCCGTTCTATCGTCGCCCATCAGGGTGTTCGCTCCCTTAACTACGCCATTGCCTATGCCAAGCACGGCCTACTAGTCACTGATCCCTATGAGCAAAAGGTCCAGGCCCTTTACATCCTGAACAACATGACTCATTGGCGGGGTGACATAGCTAAACGAGTCCGCGACTCCCTCAAATCCATCTCCAAAGGAGCCTAACCATGGTCAAAGTAGCTTTCAAAGACGTTGACGGCGACCTCCTCCACATCAGCCATGTCTTTCATCGCGAGACCTACCTTGACGTTCCCAATCAATACCACAACACCTACTGCTTCGAGATCGAGATGGTCACCAGCGCCTGTTCTTCTGCCGTCTACTTCAATGCAGATCAATTGCGAACCCTAATCAAGGTTCTTATCATGGCTGCCGACCACCTCGAATCCAAAGGAGAATAACCTGTGAGCAAATACCTAGAACTCAGCCTGATTGGTGTCGTGTCGTCTTTCATCCTCGCCATTTGGGTGCTGATTGCCCTTGAAGTCCTGATCTTCCTGGGCTATTAGCAGAGGGTGCCTCACTTCGGTGGGGTGCTTCCAGAGCTAGTCATCCTGGCTGGTTCCGGCAGCATCCGCTGTCTATCGAAACGCTACTTATGGAGTAGCAATCATGTCCAAGCCTTTTTATTGGTTGCCTCGTATCAAACGGGGTGCATTGGGGTGGCTCTATGTCAGATGGGGTCGCAAGCTCTGGAGGATTTGGTAATATGTTCTCAACCAGAACTGGACCCGCATCTGAACTCCAGAAGCATCCCTTCCTAAAGCAGCGAAGGGCAATCATGTCTCTCCTAGAGGAAATGTGCCGTGACTATGACGAGCTTGCTCAGTCTGGCTCATACCTCACTTACCGCCTAGCTACAGCCAAGCACTGCGCCCAAGCCAAGGGTATCCTCAATGTGCTTGCTGCCTGCGACGCCTACCAATACAAGGATGACATCATCTAATGGACACGACACACGGCGAACCCGACTGGGTAAACTGGTCCAAAGAAACCTGGGCCATCGAAGAACTCATGCAAGATGCCATTGCTCTCGGTGATTCGATCAGCGCAACTGCTAACTGGCTGTCCGAAAATCTTGACCTGAGAGAAGAAACCTGGGCTAAATTCTACGGCATCTTGGAAGTCCTCGAAAAGCTGGACCACGAATTGCTGGCTGTCAAGAGCTACGTTCATCACATCGGAATCACCAAGGATTAAAGCCATGGACACCAAGCTAATCAGCCGCTTAAAGCGTGGCGTCACCCTGCTTACAGTAGGCAACCCCAAGATCATGAAAGGGACCACCCGAGGCTATGCTACTGCTGGCCTCTCCCTTTCTCCCGCTTGGGAATCTGGTTACAATACTTGTGCCAACCACAGCACCGAATGCAGCGTAGCTTGTCTTAACTGGGCAGGCCGTGGCGCCATGAAGAATGTGCAAGAGGCTCGCATCAAGAAAACCAAGATGTTTTTCGAGGACCGCGAGAACTTCCTGCACTGGCTCAACGCTGACATCTATAACTTTGATCGTAACGCTCGTGCCCTAGACTTAGAGCCAGCCATCCGCCTTAACATCCTGTCAGACGAGAGGTGGGAACGGCATGGTATTCCCCAGCGTTGGCGCACCATTCCCTTCTATGACTACACCAAGATTCCTAATCGCAAGGGGCTTCCCTCCAACTACAAACTGACGTTCAGCTTCTCAGGCAATAACCTTGCAGACTGTCGCAAGGCCCTAGCTAACGGCATGAATGTAGCTGTCCCCTTCCTCAACGGCTTGCCCGACACTTGGCTTGGTCACCCAGTTATCAATGGCGATGACGATGACTTGCGCTTCCTCGATCCTTCCCCCTGTATCGTAGGACTAAAAGCCAAAGGTCGCCTTCGCAAGTTCCCTCAATCTGCTTTCCTCGGAGACAATCACAATGTCTAACAAGCGCTTCCACATCTATGACTTTGCTCCTCGCATCGACGGTCGTGTCAACATCTGGGCAAAGCTGCCCTACCCTGATCCCACACTTGACGAAGACCCCGAGCTTGAGGCTATCTACTTGAAAGGCACTGGGGGCTGGCGTGCTACTGCTTGGCAAGTCATTCGGGTAGTCAACACTATCAGCGAAGCGCAGAACTGGATCTTCAACCGGACAACAAAGGGAGCCTAAGATGCTTCTCACTCAGGAACATGATCCCATTATCTCTAGCGGCCTTGGTGCTGGCAATCACTTCACAATCGCTGCCTCACCCAAAGCCTTTGAGATTCTTTCCTCCAACCTCTATCAGCACAAAGTCCTTGCCGTCATCCGTGAAATCAGTTGCAATGCAGCCGATGCTCACACCCAAGCAGGCAAGCCACTCTCTGAGATCGAGGTCCATATTCCTAGTTTCTCAGAGCCTTACTTCTCGGTCAGGGACTTCGGTCCCGGCCTCTCTCAAGCCGATGTGATGGAACTCTACACCACCTACTTCCGTTCCACTAAGGACCAGTCCAATGACATGATCGGCGGCTTCGGCCTTGGCTCTAAGTCACCCTTCGCAGTAGCAGACCAATTCACTGTCACCTCGTGGCACGACGGAATCAAATCCCAATACATCTGCTACAAGGACGGCGGTCTGCCTCGCGTAAACTTTGTGGCACGCAGCCCTTCCTTAGAACCTTCTGGCCTGGAAGTCAGGGTCTCTGCCAAGCATCCTACTGACTGGCAATCCGAAGCATCCCGTTACTATCGGTGGTGGCCTGTCCTCCCTACTATCTCTGGTCTTCACCTTTCCGTCGAACCCATCTTCAATCACATCAACATCAAATCCGAAGCCATTCTCAACGGCTTGCCAACGTGGTGCTTTCTCAAGGATATCACCCAGCCAACTACTATCCTCGTAGGACTGGTTCCCTACGCCCTGAACATGCAAGCACTGCGGCACAAACTGTCTGACGAGGTAACCAAGATCATTGAAGGCGGCAACATTATCATTAACCTTCCGGTAGGATCGGTGAACATCAGCCCTTCCCGTGAAGCTCTTTCCTATGACGTTGCCACCATCGACACCCTCGTCAAGACTTGCAACGTGGTGACCAAGGAACTAATCAAGAACGCTGTCAAAGACTTCGAGGCACAGCCTTCCCTCTTCCATGCCCGTCGCTACCTCTACAGTGATCTCTCCGATTATAACTATGTGCAACGTGCTATGCGATCTTTGGCAAGCTCTGGCAAACTCCTGTGGAAAGGCAAGCAGATCGATTCCACTCTTAACGTAGACTTGCCCAACGCCTTCTCCATTCCTAGCTCCATCACCATCTATGAGAAGCGGTATCACTGGAAGAACTTCCAAAAGGGTGCCACCTCCAACAACGAATACACCTTTAGCTCCAAGGTAATTTGCTCACCCGAAACCTACATAGCTTGGGCGCCCAAACTCTCAGCCAATGTCTACTCCAAGCTCCGCTACAATTACCTGGACCCAAGCCTGGGCAGGCAGGAAGTCAACATCTATATCTTTGTGGGCATGGCCTTCGAAGAACTGGAAAAGTTCTGTTCCGACAATGGTTTACCCGAACCCGATAACGTCGAAGAACTAGAAGACGCGCCGAAGTCAGAGCGAACCGCAGCAGGATCACTCCCCAAGACCCAAGGCTATATCCTTGATTCAGGCGACAATTCCTATACCTATGAGCGGACTACTGCCCCCCTCGATCTCAAGGGTGGTGGTCTCTACATCCGCTTCGACGGTGGGCT